TTAAAGGAGGTACACAATGAAAGTACTAAAACTTGACGCTGATACAATAGCAAGTATTAGGTCTGAGAAAGCTCATGGTCTCACCGGACAGTTTGAGAACTTACGCGATGGTAAAACTGCAACGCAGAGAAGTCCGCTGTTCAAAGATAAGTCTACGGATGAAGTCAAACTGCTATGGTCAGAAAAACTATCCCGTAATAACTCACCTTTCACTAGTTTAACGGAATATGAAGAAACCCGTTGGGCTAAATTTGGACCACAGGGTGCTTATCCCCCCCTGAAGGATTCTATGGAAGATCTGGAGATGTATTTCACTCCTAGAAATGCGCCCACAATGTCCGAAGAATTAAGGTCCCGCCTTATTACACAGACGAGAGAGTTACTTTTTGGTAATGCTCATGATCTTCGAGCTCTAACTCCGGAGCAGGTCCTGCAACGCGACATCGAAGAGTCAAAAGTCGATACTAATTCTGGTTTGCCAGATTTTAGTAAGCGTAGCGCCCCTGAAGTCCAATCCAGGGCCGTTAAGGACGCAAAGAGTGGCAAGTGGGAAATGTATCCCGCGGTCCTCGGACGTAGGTCTGCTAGATTAAAACCCAGATTTATCTTCATGTTCCCTATGTCCACAAATTTAGTAGAGAAACAATTTGTTTTGCCCATCATGGACTTGATCCGTAAGAATAAGGTACTCAGCTTTAGTGCTTGGGAAGGCTTTGACGACGTAGAGATTGCCATGCATAGACAAGGTTTCTTCACAAAATACTGGAAGGCTGCTATGGACTACACAAAGATGGATACTTCGTGTAGATCTTGGGCAATGGATTTTGTGTATGATATTGTTGCACCAATCTTTCAGCCTAAGGACAGACCTTTATTGAAGAAGTCCTTACACCATGTAATTAACATCCCAATAATGATCGACGACAACACAGTAACGCAGGGAGAGCATGGGATAGCGTCTGGATCGGGATGGACTAACTTAGTAGAGAGTATAGTGTCTCAGGGAGTGCACCTATACCTTGAACAGAACTCTGGATCACAGTTGCTCGGTGATGACGGAGCTTTGACATTTGGTGAGAATTTGTCAAAAGAAGAGGTTGGACAATGTATTTCTGAAGCCGCCGCTGCCTTTGGCCTAACAGCTAATCCTGAGAAACAGCGAGTTGATAGAAACACGGTTGTATACCTGCAGAGGTTCTTCACACCTGAGGTTCTGGTCCCAGGAACTAATATGGTGGCAGGTTGTTATCCCACTGTTTTAGCCTTAAACAGTGCGATGCATCCGGAGAGATTTCACGATCCCAAGAAATGGAGTGAGAAAATGGAGATTCTCCGATGGATTATGATATTAGAGAATTGTAAGCATAATCCTAAATTCACAGA